ATCGATAAAGGTAACATGGAGGAAGCAGAACTTCTTCTCAAAGGCTTTAAACAAACTTTCGGACAAGATTTTTACGTGGAAGTGCAATCACATAACCCTGTGGAGATCAACTCCGCCCTTCTAAAGTTAGCAGACAAACTTGGAATTAAAGCGGTGGCAACAGGAGATGCTCACTTTGCCAAAGAAGAAGACCGTATATTAGAAGAAGCTATGCTTATTTTATCAACATCTCCAAAGGCAGACAAAGAAGCAGACTTTGAAATGTCTCGCAATATCAAGGATATGAATGATAGATTTAATTATCTTTATCCAGACCGTAGAATTTCATTTCAAGACTATAATCTATTTATTCAAAGCCGCTCTGAAATAGAGGCAGACTTTGGAAATGCTGGGATTAATAGAACAGATATATATGAAAATACCATGGAAATTGCAGATAAGGTATCTGAATATGACTTTCATCAGGGCCTAGACTTGTTGCCCGTCCCAAAGACTGATGCCGATGAGAAGCTTAGAGAGTTGTCCTATAATGGCTTAGAGAGGCTTCAGAGGGCTTCAGATGAGGTCTATGTGGCTCGTGTAGAGGAAGAGCTTGCAGTAATTGCTTCAAAGAATTTTGCATCTTACTTCCTTGTAATTGCAGATATGATTAACTGGGCAAAAGATAGTGGCATAAGAGTTGGACCAGGCCGTGGCTCTGCTGCTGGATCTCTAGTTTGCTATGCATTGGGAATTACAGATGTAGACCCAATTAAATATGACCTACTATTCTTCCGCTTTATTAATCCAGAGCGCAACGACTTTCCAGATATTGATACAGACTTTGAAGATCGTCGTCGCAAAGAGGTTAAAGATTATTTAAAGAAGAAGTTTAAGCATGTTGCATCTATCTCTACATTTACTTATTTTAAGGATAAGGGTGTAGTTCGTGATGCTGCTCGTGTATTTATGGTGCCATTGTCAGATGTAAACCGTGCACTAAAATCCGTAGACACATTTGAAGATTTTATGGATTCTCCAAATACAAAAGAATTTAGATTAAAGTATCCAGAAGTAGTTTGGCTTGCCGAAAGACTTCGTGGCAGAATTCGTTCAGTTGGTGTTCACGCTGCTGGCGTGGTTGTTGCAAAAGATGACATCAGAAAGTTTGCGCCAGTTGAATCTCGTGAAGATGCACAGGACAAAGTGTCTGGAAGAATTCCAGTAGTGGCATACGATATGGACACCGTAGCAGACATTGGTCTCATTAAGCTTGATGCATTGGGTCTTAAAACATTGTCTGTTATATCTGATACCCTTTCTTCTATAAAAGAAAGACATGGTAAAGATATAGATCTTTCAAAGATTAATCTAGATGATTCTGATGTTTTTAAAACATTAAGCGAAGGATATACAAAGGGTGTATTCCAGGCAGAAGCTACGCCATACACAAATCTACTTATGAAGATGGGCGTAAATAACTTTGAAGATTTAGCTGCATCGAATGCTCTTGTTCGTCCAGGAGCAATGAATACGGTTGGTGCATCATATATTAATCGTAAGCATGGTCGTGAGGCTGTTGAATTTATTCATCCAATCATGAAGCCTTTTACTGAAAATACATACGGTGTTATTATATATCAGGAGCAGGTCATGCAGGCTTGCGTCCACTTAGGGGGAATGTCTTGGTCAGAGGCTGATAAGGTCCGCAAGATTATTGGAAAGAAGAAAGATGCAAAAGAGTTCGACCAATTCAAGGATCAGTTTATTGCTGGCGCTTCAAAACACATTTCTAAGAAACAAGCCGAAACGCTCTGGCATATGTTTGAGGCTCACGCTGGGTATTCCTTTAATCGTTCTCATGCTATTGCTTACTCCCTTCTATCTTATTACACTGCTTGGCTTAAAAAGTATTACCCTCTTGAATTCATGTTTTCGATTCTTAAAAACGAAAATGACAAAGATGCGAGAACAGAATATTTAATTGAAGCAAAGCGCCTTGGACTAAAGGTTTTACTTCCGCATATCAATGAGTCTGCATTGTATTTCTCACTGCAAAAGGATTCAATTAGATTTGGATTGGCAGAAGTAAAGTTTATTTCGGATAGTATAGCCAATAAGATTATAGATCAAAGGCCTTTTTCAACCTATAAAGACTTTGTGGATAAGGCTTCTAAAAAGGGAAGCGGAATTAATAGTCGTGCAATATCAGCATTAAATACAATTGGTGCTGCGGCATTTGATGATAACCCAAGGTCTGGAAATGAAAAAGAAAACTATTATGAATACTTGGGCATACCTTCATTTAATTTAGAGGGTGTTCCACCAAGAATTAAAGCTCAGGCTAGACCAATTGAAGAATTTGATGATCTTGGATCATTCGTAATGTTTGGTATGGTTAAAAGTATCAAGCGTGGTAGTGGGTGGGCAAGAGTAGAGCTGGTAGATGAAACTGGAACGATTGGTTTATTCCATAATGAACAAACTCAAATTGAACCTAACCAAATGTATTTTATATTGGTGGGAGATAATAGAATTGCAAAGTATGTAAAGCTTTCTGATATCAAACCAGAAAGTGAAGACCTGTTTGTTCAGTATCTATATGCAAAAGAGTATGATATGGAAGAAGAACAGTATAAGGTAATTAACTTTACCAACTATACAACAAAGGCTGGAAAGACTATGGCTCACATAGTTATGGCAGATAAGGATAAGAATCTTACTAGAGCAATTGTATTTTCAACGTTATACAAGATGGCTCTAGGTAAAATGCGAGAAGGAATGATATGTAAGCCAGTTCTATCTAAATTAGATGACGGAACATTAATGGTTAAGGAAGTAAAATGACAGAAGAGCAAGTAACGGTTCAGATGGATGTGTCAAAAATTCTGGCATCCATATTGGTTCATCGTAAAGAAGTATCTGTGCCCACAGAAGTTTTTATGAATGAAACAGGAAAAGATAGACAATTAGAAATAATCTATGACGATGAAACAAAGTCATTTATATTTAAATTAGGAGAAGAAATTGGAAATACAACAGATGCCAACTGATTATGGCTTGGATGCACTCGCTGCAATTTTGCATGAAACTGCAAAAGAAAAAGGATTTTGGGACGGCGACTATACTAATGACAAGGTTGGAAATAAATTAGCCCTTGTTCATTCAGAGGTAACAGAAGTCCTTGAAGCAATTAGAAAGAGCCACGGTTCAGAAAAAGTAGTAGAAGAAATGGCAGATGTCATTATTCGTTTACTAGATATATATGCCGCTATGCGTAATGAAGAAAAGGTTTTGCATAGCCTAGATGAAATTCTACAAAAGAAGATGGATATAAATAAAGAACGTCCAAGACTTCACGGCAATTTATTTTAATGATATACTAAGCAGAGAGAAGAAAGAGTAATAATGACAATCGTATTAGATGATATATTAGCAAAACTAGATCCAAAAACTAGAGCAAGAGTTCAATCTGCTGTAGATGTTCAAATAGAAAAGCAGGTTACTCCAAGTATTGGATTAAATATGGCACTCAAAGGCGGGCTTGGCTATGGAAGACAGGCCCTAGTTTGGGGAAATAAATCAGCTGGAAAGTCTTCTTTTTGCTTACAAATGATTGCCTTGGCTCAACAAGAGGGCAAGACCTGTGCATGGATTGATGCAGAAGCATCATACGATCCAGAGTGGGCTGAGCAATTAGGAGTAGATTCATCTTCCCTTATTTACTCTCCAGCAAAAACTGTTAATGATATGGTAGATGTGGCAACTAAACTTATGGATGCTGGAGTTGACCTAATTGTTGTTGACTCTATCTCGGCACTGTTGCCAGCCATCTATTTTGAAAAAGATGGAAATGAAATGAAAGATTTGCAAGACACCAAGCAAATCGGCGCTGAAGCAAAGGATATGACCCACGCAGTCAAGATGTTAAACTATGCAAACAAAAACACACTACTTGTTCTCATCTCACAACAACGAAATCAATTTGGATCTATGCACGCTAGTCACATCCCAACAGGTGGCATGGCAGTCAAGTTCTTTTCTTCCACAGTCATTAAGCTCTGGTCGTCTGAAGCTGAGGCTAATGCTATTAAGGCTGGCATTAAAGTTGGCGACAAGATTATCGAACAAAAAGTCGGAAGGCCAGTTAACTGGATTATTGATTACAACAAACTCGGCCCCCCAAATCTATCAGGACAGTATGACTTTTACTACCAAGGGGAAGCTCTTGGTGTAGATAAAGTTGGAGAGGCACTTGATGTTGCAGAGATGTGCGGTATTGTAGAAAAGGGCGGAGCATGGTATACAGTTAATGGTGAAAGATTCCAAGGACGTGCCAAGGCTGTTCAGTATCTACGTGATAATCCAGAAGTAGTTGGAAAACTTATAGGTGACATAAGTGCCAAATCTTAATGAGTTTTTAAATAACAAACAAGAAAACTCTAAGCCATATGAGTTAGAACAGCTTAGCGGCATTCGTGCATGTATAAAGTGTGATGAAGATGTTTCTGGTGCTTTCTGGGACCCAATAGAGTTATTAATGTCTTGGAGATGCTCCAAAGGTCACGAAACAACATTTAAGGTTGGATAATGTCTGAGCGTTCAGAAGTAAAAAGAGATGGGGCCAAGGCTCAAAAGAATTCAGGGCGTGGCGACTATCAAAAGGGTGATGCTAAATGGAAACAGTTCTTAGTAGATTATAAAGAAGCTGGCAGATCTTTTACATTAAATAAAGATGTGTGGTCAAAAATTTGCACTGACACATTCAAGGTGAGCAGAGATATGCACCCAGCATTAAAGATTATTATAGGTGAAGATTCCAAGGTCCGACTTGGAATTATTGAGTGGGCAGTATTAGAAGAACTGATCCAATTTTATGAGGAGAATCATGATTAAAGAAGTATTATTAACCACACTTACTGGTATGGGAGTAGGAGCAATTTTTAGTTTATTCAAGTTGCCAGTTCCAGCGCCCCCCGTATTTGCTGGGCTAATGGGAATATTTGGACTATGGATGGGATACGGATTAGTTCAAAGGATTATGTCATGATACAAGATAAGAATACACTAGAGTTAATTAGCGATATTACAGAGTTCAATGATCTTCACGAGTTTATGAAAGATGAGCATCTAGATAGAACTCTGGCTATTGTTGTAAAAATGTTAATGAATCCAGATGTTCCTTCTGCAAAAGCTCCACAACTTATTATTGAATTACAAGCAATGTCTACTAAGTTTGCTATGCTTGCAGCGGTATATTCAACAATTGCTAAGGATAAAGCTGGAACAGCAAATAATAATAAAAAAAATATTTACTATTCTGCTAAGGAGTCTATAGACAAACTTGTAGATGCACTTAAGTATGTCGTTAGGTATAACTCATAATGGCTAGAGATATAGTAAAGAATCTTAAGTTTAAGAAACATACTGGAAAGTTTTTTGATCCAGAACGATTTGCGGCATTGCTTGATGAGTCATATCGAAATACAAAAAGAGCAGACGGAGAGATTACTAAGAAATCATTTAGTCCCAGCTCACTTGGCTATGGGCACGGAAGGTGTCCTAGATATTGGTATATGGCTTTTAGCGGCGCAATGTTTATTGATGACAATGATGCAGTTGCAATTGCTAACATGGCAAATGGAACTCAAGCACACGAGAGACTTCAAAAGCTTATTGCCACCATGCCAGAGTTTAGAGCAGAAGAAGAAGAGATTATAAATGAGTATCCACCTATTCGTGGCTTTATAGACTTAATTATGGAATATGATGGCGAAACTGTAATCGGTGAAATTAAGACGGCAAAGCAAGAGGTATGGGATACACGTCAGTCTGAAATGAAATCATCTGCAAACCACATGCTTCAATTGCTTACATATATGAAATTAAAGAATGCTAAAGAAGGATTCTTCCTGTATGAGAATAAGAATACACAGGAGCTGCTCGTTATTCCAATTTCAATGAATGAAAAGAATAAACAAATAATAGAAGATGCATTTCTTTGGATGCAGCAAGTGTGGGATAACTTTAAAGATGGCGATCTACCAATGCGCCCAGAAGGTGCAACTAAGTCTAAGATGCCATGCACATATTGTCCAATTAAAAAAGAATGCTACGCAAAGACCACCCCAATTGGAACAGTTGAAATTGATTTGTTTGAGATTCCAAAAATATGATTTGTGCAAATAAAGAATGCTCAATAGATTTTGAGCCTAAAACACATAATCAAAAGTATTGCTCAGATGAATGCTGCCGAATTGCCACAAATCGCAGGATTATGGAAAAGTATTATGAAAAGAAAGCTATTCGTAATGGTGCATATAGAGCATGTAAATGTGGAAATAAGTTAAGCAGATACAACGCTGGAAACCTTTGCTCCATGTGTGAGAAAAATAAAAATATTAAAAATAAAAATAATCTGATGGATATTATAAATGAAATTGGGTGAATTAGTAAAGACTAGGGCGGGGCGTGTTTTAGGCATAGACGCATCTACAAACTCCATAGCCTTTTGCCTTATGGAAAATGACGAGCCATTAAAATGGGGCAAAGTAGATCTTGTTGGTTCAGATATATATGAAAAAATACACGATGCTAAGATTAAAATGCATGCTATGTTAGATGAATTAAAGTCTGATTATATTGTTGTAGAAGGAGCAGTGCTTGTCAGATCACCAGATGCTGTGATAAAATTGTCTTATGTATATGGCGTTGTTATTGCTGAGCTTATGTCTACTGGAGCTAAGGTTATCACTATTTCTCCTTCCTCTTGGCAGGCATATATTGGAAACAAAAATCCAACAAAAGATGAAAAGGCGGCAATAAGGGTTAAGCACCCAGGCTACGCAGACTCTTGGTATAAAAATCAATTGCGTAACATGAGAAAGCAGAGAACTGCTGACTATTTTAATAGAAAGTATAATTTAAATGTGGTGGATTTTGACGTGGCAGATAGCTTTGGTATTGCACATTATGCTAACAAGGTATTAACAGAACGATGAAATTATATCAAAGCAAAGACTGGCTATATAGAAGATATATAGTTCAAAAGAAAACAGTTACAGAAATAGGTAAAGAGTGTGGAGTATCTGCTATGACTATACAAAGATACCTAGAGCAGTTTGGGCTGATTAAAAAAAGATGAAGTTTACACATAAAATTTTTCACATTGAAGGAAATGATGAAAGGTCAACATTAGTCAAATCAATGAATGACTATTTACACTCATACTCAAAGGTATTAGATACACCAACAATTAAAATATCAAGCCACGAAGATCTTGAGAATTTTGTAAAAAACAATCCTGGTTTTGTGCCAGATAAAAATGGATATAGTCTTCATGGAGAGCAAGGCTGGAGATATGGTGAGATTGGAATATGGGCAAGCAACTGGACAGCATGGCATAATTTCTTAAAATCAGACGCAGACTACCTGATATTAATGGAAGACGATATAGTTCATTCAGATGGATTTATGGATATTTTAATTAATTATATAAGTCAGCTCCCAGAAAACTGGGATTCGTTTCATGCGTTTTCTCCAGCAGATCAATTCGGAAAGCACACAAGCAGCCATAACTTTGGGGCTGACGATGTATGCTTAGCGTATCAAGATTGGTCATGCTTATGCTATGTGATCACAAGAACGGCGGCTCAGAAAATGATAGATAACTCATACAGATTTAATCTACCTTTAGACTGGTATATGTTTAGACAACAAAATCTGTTTAATGTATATACAGTTAAGCCTTCATCAGAATTTCCATGCACATTGTTTCCTACGGAATCAACATTTCAAGCAACACAGAAAAGAGAAATACTAAATGGGATACTCTAATCCAGAAAATAAGCCATGGGCTCAGCAAAAAATAATCGAGTTGTCTCCAACAACTGTATTAGACGTAGGAGCTGGTCAAGGAACATATCTTAATTTAATTAGGGAAGGATTAGGAGCTGGTGTCGTAGTAAGTGCCGTAGAGGTTTGGCAACCCTACATAGATCAATTTGATCTTCTGAATAGATACGATAAGTTATTTGCAATTGATGTAAGAGAGATGACAAATTTCAAATATGATCTAGTAATCCTAGGCGATATTCTTGAGCATATGTCAGAGTCTGATGCTGTTGATTTATGGGAAAATATATCAAAGCAGGCTAAGTATGCAATGATTTCAATACCAATCATTCATTACCACCAAGATGCAATTAATGGAAACCCATATGAGGTTCATGTAGAAGAAGACTGGACGATGGAAAGAGTTTTAGAAAAGTTTAAAGGCATTACAGAGTATAAGAAGTTTGAGGTAACTGGAACATTTATTGCGGAGTTTAATAATGACAATTCCTAAAATAATTTGGCAGACATATAAGGATCCATACGATCAACTACAGACATATATGCATGAGGCCATGCAAACATGGAAAAATTTTAATCCAGAGTATGATCATAGATATATGGATGATGCTCAGGCCGCCAGATTTGTCCTAGAAGAATTTGGTCAAGAATGGCACGATTTTTTTATAGGATTACCAGTTGGAGTTATGCGTGGAGATCTATGGAGATATATGATTATCTATAAGTATGGCGGAGTATATGCTGATTTAGATACAGAATGCTTAGAGCCTATAGATATGTGGATGCTTGATGATAAAGACTTCATAGTTTGTCCAGAGACCAATCATCACTTTTGTCAGTGGACATTTGCATCTACAGCAGGGAACCCCATATTAAAATCAGTATTAGATTTAATTAAACATAAGTTGTCAAATCCAGAATATGGATCACCGCATTTTGTGCATACGCATACTGGCCCAGCTATATGGACACAGGGAATATTAAAGGCATTGGATATAAGTGTAGAAGATTTAATTGAAAACTCAGACTTGTTAAACTCTTCTGATAATGCTAAGATGTATAAGTTCCACTGTTACGGCAAAGACAAGTGGCGCATATTTCATTTTGAATCCGTAAAGCATATTTATGGAAGCCAGTCATGGAATGACGGTAATTATATACAATGGATAGAAGATCCAATGGTGAAGGGAACTAGATAATGGCGGCAACAGATTATCCAAATAAAGATAACTATCAAGCATGGGTAACAGATTTACAATTAATAGCAACTGATGCACCATCAGGACATAAAATTATTAGAGAATGTCTTGATATTGCAGAGATGTTAATTAATAAAAATATATCATACGGAGACTCAGCCTTGTCACCAATTAGAATATTTTCTCAGGCGGATAATCAGGAACAGATTAAAATTCGTATTGATGATAAGATAAATAGAATTAAGAATGGCTCAGGATTTGCAGGAGATAACGATATAGATGACATGATTGGCTATTTAATCCTGCTTAAAATTGCTAAGAAACTTGCTATTTCAGTCGACTAGAAGTATAATGTATTCATATGGAAATTGAATTAGCTGATCACTATGATCGTATGAATAAAGTTGTAGAGGAATTACTTAAGGGTAACAATCCTACTACAATTGCATCAATTACTGGTTTTAAAAGAGCAGAGGTAGTTGAGTTAATAGATGAGTGGAAAAATGTTGTCCACAATGATGTTGGCGCTAGAGACCGTGCAAAAGAGGCTATCTCTGGTGCAGACCAACACTACGCAATGCTCATTAAAGAGGCCTGGAAGACCGTAGAGGATGCAGATCAGGCTGGTCAACTAAACGTTAAGGCAACCTCATTAAAATTAATTGCAGACATTGAAGGCAAAAGAATTGGCATGTTGCAAGAAGTCGGATTACTGGATAATGCAGAGTTGGCTGGACAGCTTGCAGAGACAGAACGCAAGCAAGAAATATTAGTTGGAATTTTAAAAGAGACAACCGCATCTTGCCCTAAATGTAAAATGGATGTTGCTAGAAGATTATCACAAATCACTGGCATAATTGAATCAGTCGTAGTAGAGGATGCAAGTGGACTTTGATTTCAATGATATTATTGACATGCTGGACGGCGAAGAATTTGATGAACGTCCAGTTGATCTTCGCACATTTGTAACAAGCCCAGCGTATCTTGGACTACCGTCACTTTCAGAATTACAATACACTCTTATAGAAAAATCATCACAGATTTATAAAGAAGCCACACTCGTTAAATTATTTGGCGAGGAAGAGGGCAAAAGAATGTTTAAACAAACAGCAACTGAAGTTGTGGCTCAATTAGGAAAAGGAAGCGGAAAAGATTATTGTTCAACAATTGCCGTATCCTATATAGTATATTTACTATTATGTTTAAAAGATCCAGCAACTTATTATGGAAAGCCGCCTGGGGATGCAATTGATATTCTTAATATTGCTATAAACGCACAACAGGCTAACAACGTTTTCTTTAAAGGATTTAAAACTAGAATTGAAAGATCCCCTTGGTTTGCTGGTAAGTATACAGATAAAGCCTCAGAAATGAAATTTGATAAATCCGTAACAGTTCACTCAGGCCACTCAGAACGTGAAGCGTGGGAAGGATATAACGTTATAGTCGTAATCCTTGATGAGATTTCAGGTTTTGCTATTGATAATACAACTGGTCACGATCAAGCAAAAACAGCAGATGCTATATATGATATGTATCGTGCATCTGTAGACTCACGTTTCCCAGACTTTGGCAAAGTAATACTTCTTTCTTTTCCTAGATTTAAAAACGATCCAATTCAAAAGTTTTATGACTCTGTTATATCAGAAAAAGAGACAGTGATTAGATATTATAAATTTAAAATGGATGAAGACCTTCCAAACGGAACAGAGGGTAATGAGTTTGAAATAGAGTGGGAAGAAGATCATATAAAGTCTTACTCTATACCAAAGGTGTATGCGCTAAAGAGACCTACATGGGAAGTCAACCCAACAAGAAGCATTGACGATTTTAAAACTGCATTTTATAAAAACAGTATGGATGCCCTAGGTAGATTTGCTTGCATGCCTGCAGAAATGATTGATGCATTTTTTAAGTCTAGAGAAAAAATAGAAAAAGCTTTTAATAAAACAGCATTTGCTGTAGATAAATTTGGTCGTTTAGAAGAATGGTTTAAGCCAGAAGAAGATAAAACTTATTTTATACACGTAGACCTGGCGCAGAAGCATGACCATTGTGCAGTAACAATGGCACACGTAGATCACTGGGTAAATGTTAAAATAACTAATGAGTATTCTCAGCCAGCACCAGTTGTCAGCGTTGATGCTGTAATGTATTGGACACCAACTCCAGATAAGTCTGTTGATTTTACTGAAGTAAAAGATTATATATTGTCACTAAAAACTCGTGGGTTTAATATCAGACTATGCACATTTGACCGATGGAATTCTCACGATATGATGCAGCAATTAAAACAATATAATATTAATACTGAAATTTTATCGGTGGCTAAAAAGCATTATGATGATATGGCCATGGTTGTATTAGAAGAAAGATTAAGCGGACCGCACATTTCCTTGCTTATAGATGAATTGTTGCAGCTAAAAATTATGCGTGATAGAGTTGATCACCCAAGAAAAGGTTCAAAAGACTTAGCTGACGCAACTTGTGGAGCAATATATAATGCAATTAGTCACACTAGACCAAATAGCAATAGTGAAATTAAGATACATACATACGATTCAATGTCATATGATAATGATTTTAATACAGATGCTGACGGAGAAGTAGAGCATAGACAGAATGTAATTAGACCGCCTAAAATGCCAGGCGAATTAAAAGAAGCTATAGACAGAATGATGGTAATATGAGCGAATATCAGATAAGAGCAAAAGACTGTAAATGTTGTGGTAAACATGTGCCTCTTCCAACAGTATTAAAAGAATATAACGGTATACCACTTTGCCCTACGACATTTTCAAACGTTGTAGAGTATAAAAGAATATGGGTATCACTTGGTGCTAGGCCTCATGGAAATATTAGAAAACATTTTTCTGATTATGTCCAGCAAATTGTTGAGTCTAATATTGACAAAAATGAAGACGGAACGTTATAATAAAACTAGGCAACAGTAGCTTAGTTGGTTAGAGCCCCGAACTCATAATTCGGTAGTCGTAGGTTCAAGTCCTACCTGTTGCACCAACAATAGTATAATTATCTTTATGGAGGCCAAATGGAAGACGAAGAGTATCAGTATAAGTTAGAGGAATATATAGCCTCTGGAGTAGTTGAGCTAGTTGGCATGGATGAAGATGGTGAATTAATTTATAGAATTACAGACAAGGCGGAAACTGAAGCTCCAGAACTATGGGCATCTCATAGAGAATATGTAGATAATGGATTGATAGCTTTGTTTGAAAAAGGTTTGATTGCTGTAGAATATGATGAAAACTTAGAAGCAATTATATCTTTAAGTCCAGAAGGATATGAAGAAGCAAAGCAATTAGGTTTAATTAACTTTGATATGGATCAGGATATACCAAACGATTAAGCCTTCGTAGCTCAGAGGACAGAGCAGGACTCTTCTAAGGTCTTGGCCGCAGGTTCGACTCCTGCCGAAGGCGCAGGCGGAACGTTTGAACAACAATAAACAATTTGATATAATATATATAGGCCGCCAATAGGGGCCTATAAATTAACTTATTCGCTTGAAGGAGGAATAAAATGGTAAACACATTTACACTGGATCTTTTTAAAGATCCATTTTTTATTGGTTGGGACCGCCAGTTTAAGGATCTCGAAAAAGTAATGCACAATTCTACAAACTATCCGCCATATAATTTGGTTGAAGTTAGTGAAGATACATATATGATTGAACTAGCTTTGGCTGGCTTTAAGAAAGAAGATATTTCTGTTGAACAAGAAAATAATGTCTTAACAATTAAGGGGTCTTCGGAAGAAGATGAAAACAAGTATATTCACAAAGGAATTGGAGCAAGATCATTTGCTAGAACATTTTCATTATCTGAGTATATGATCGTAGCAGGAGTAACTATGGAAAATGGAGTCCTAAGAGTTCTTGTAATTAGGGAAGTGCCAGAAGAGGCAAAACCTAAAAAGTTTGAAATTATGGATTCTTTTACTCCAGAAGAAAATGTATTTGCCCCGTCACTGCGTAAGAAAAAGAAAGAATAGTATAATATAAATCTGCACCCCGTCACTGGGGAGTCGCAGACGACGGGTCGCTACCCGTAGGATGGACCTGAGCATGTCTATAAACTGCTCATTAATATTAAGGAGAATCATGTTTGAGTATTATGTAAAAAAAGTTAGTAAAGTTGTGGACGGTGACACAATAGATGTAGAAATTGATCTCGGATTTGATATCTCATTTAGTTCAAGGGTTCGTTTAGCTGGAATAGATACTCCAGAAAGTAGAACAACAGACAAGATGGAAAAAGCACTAGGACTTGAAGCAAAAGCATATTTAAAACATGAA